CGATCAGCGCAAACCGGATAGACATAGCTTCACCTCGTCCAAGCGCCGGTTATAAAGGCCCTGCACGAACTTGTAGGAGCCGTTCGGCTGCCTGGTGTACGACCACACCGGCTTGCCGTCCGGGCCGTGGGCCAGCGCATTGCAGCCATCGCGCATCCGGCCGGCGTTGATCAGTCCCAGGGCCCGGCTTGCGCAGGTGCTGGGCGTGCCGACGTTGTGCGCGTGGCTGGACAGCGCATCGAATACGTTTTGCGTGACGTCTTGGTTGGTGATGCAGTCGGCCAGGCGCAACTGGCCCTTGCTGATGACCAGACGCTCGACCTCTTCGCATTTGGCGTCCGACCAGTAATCGCCCAGGATGACCGGGTACGGGCTGGTGTGCTTGGTGATGCCCTTGCAGACAGTAGGCAGGTGGCCGGCCAGCTTGTCGGGATAGACGGTGTTCTCGTGACCTTCCCACTTGCCTATGAAGGCGATCAGGCCGGCGCTGGCCAGGGCAATAGAGCCCGCGGCGATCTTGTTGCGGATGCTCATTTCAGAATCCCCCGCACAGCAGCCCAGGCGCCCACCCCTGCGCTGATCGCCATAGCGATGTAGGCCAAGGGCTTGGCCAGTTTGCCGATACCCTGCAGCACCTTGAAGCCGCCCTCGAGAGAACGAAAGAGCTCGACGACGTCCGATGTGTTTTTCTCGATCTGCTGAATCGCGTCGGCATTGCGCTGGGTGGCTTCAGAGAAAGTTTGCATATCACCCTTCATTTCCACCACCTGAGCGTGCAAGCTCTTGATGAAAGCCTCGGAGAGGTATTTGTCGCTGTCCTGCACGGCAGTCCCTTTTTCTGATCGCTACAATGCTCAGCAGCGGTAGGATATGAATCCGAAAAGAATAATGACGCCTGTCTTGGATACCGCCGTGATCTTTGCCGGCGCAAGGCCGCGGTCGTAGTAAAGCTCCGCCCTTTGATTGGTGGCGTTTATCCGCAAATATGGGGAATATCCGTCAGTCACGCTCAGTCCTGCGTAGGTCTCCAAGAGACCACGACCGGAGACGTTCGATGTTATGGACTGGTTCTCCGCAATCGCGGCGACCGGCGGCAAAGACACTGACAGGTCGCCGGATGTTTCTGATGGGTTAATCTGGAGAGAGAATGTCGCGTGCACAAACCCATCGGAGACGTAATACCTACCTTGAGCCTGACTGGCCGCCGTAGCCGAGGGAGAACTTCCCACATACAGTACAGGCGTATAGGAAAAATGCTGTACCGACCAGTTCCATGGCGCCAGGTTGTTGAAAACCCGTGCTTGCTTCGCCGTCTGGACGGCATTGTTGAACAGGCGCATCACGCCTGAATGCTGACCCGTTCCGGCGAACTGATTATTCTCTATAACAAGATTCGTGCAGTCTGCATCCGAACTGAATAGTGTTCGGCCTGCGTCTGGAGGCGATGTGAATGCGTGGGGGAAAACACAGTTCGAGATGGTAATGCACTTGCATGCGCCGGGCGCGCGGACGGCGCCGTACATCAGATGACTGGCCAACACCCCATCGATGATGAGCCCTTCAATATTATTGACCGCTTCCCAAAGCCATGGAATGCGCAGATCTGTCCGAGTGTTAACTGGCTGAAACGATGTGTTGTACCAGTTCGTCCAGTTATTCCCTATGTCCTGGCCGCTCGTGACCTTCTTGGCAAGAACCACCTTCCTATCAAAGGAATTGATGGAATTATTGCCGGATAGCACTACACCATTCAACCCAGCGGCGGCCGCGTTGATGGCCATGCTTACACCAACAAAATCATTCCCCTCAACCAGGATGTCGTTGATGTAGTCGATCTGTGGACCGTCGCCCGTTACTTTGATGATCGCGTCTTCGACGATGTCGAAGCGAACATTGCGTATCGTATAGTGGCGCATCCCCGTTTCAACGGAATTCGAGGGCGTCGACCCAAAAACGGTGTCTGTACTGCATACGATGTTCAGGAGCGCTTGGACGTGATTCACGTTGCCGCCATTGAACACAAATCCTCGCCCGAAGATTTCTGCTATCGCATCAGCATAGCCAACCACACAGTTTTGAAACGTGACGTCAATGTCTGGGAAATTTCTGCTTGCCGGCTGCTTGCATCGGAATAGGACAGGCTTCCATTCGGTGTCTGGTGCAGCCTCGCGCAATGCGCCAAACATAGCCAGATCTCTGAACAAGACCCCCTCGACCTCGCAGTTGATTCCAGGGCCCGAATGCGCGCCATCGAACCATAAATTGCTAGCCCCAGCCCCATCCCCCACAAACACGACGCCAAATGTCAGAGAGCTGGAAAATGGCACACTCACCGAGCTAAGTTTGTAGTTCCCGGGTGGGAAGTAAATGACGGGCTTACCTCCTTTTCTGCGGTCCCCAATCCCTTGAAGATAGCTGATAACCGCTTGAATTGCCGATGTATCATCGTCTCCGGTCTGAGTAGAAGTATCCCAGTTACCCTTCGCTCCCCAGTCTTTAACGTTGATGACGTCTTGGGCCCTTTCAAGTAACGTCCGGGTCACCGACGTGGGCGCCACTTTTATTCCGACCATCGCCGCGCCATTATCAGAGTCCGCAGTATCAGCCAGTCGTTCCACAACAAATTGCCCGGAGCCATCAGTGGACAGATCGGCCAGCATTTCGACCACATCCTGCTTGCGAGCCGCATCCGTTGTCGTCTCGGGCCGCCCGACATCTCGAATCCGGTTCCCGTTGGCACGGTATGAGCCAGTGCCGTCTACGTCATACGTGCCCAATTGCAGCGCCCGGCGCAGGTTGCCCAGGGCGCCCTGCATCGACAGCCAAATGCGGTCAAAATCGAAATTGACTGTCTTGGACATGAAGTCGCCCAAGTGCTGGTAATCGGTCAGCCGGTCGGCGACCACGGCCAACTCCATCAAAATGGGAACGCCGTAGGCAGGCGCGATCAGGAAAGTAACGGCGCCACCTTGGTGCTGGCCCAGGCCGGAGACGGTGTATTGGGATGGGTCGACAACCACATCGCTGACTGACACGCGCACGTCCCGCGCTTCCAGGCAGAGAAAGTCGAAGGAAAACTGCGTGGTGATGCCGTTGCCGACGGCGGTGGTGCGGGTCGTGGTCTGGGCGGGAACGGTCACGGCGGCGGCTCCGAAGTGCCGCAAGGCGTGCCCCGCGGCTAGATTTCCAGGGTGACCTCGTGGACACCCCCTGATGGACGCCAATCTTGCCCCTGAAGGCCGTTCGAAATCTCGGCTTTTTCCCGCACCATGCGGCCAATGCGCACGGGCGCTTGCAGGATGGCACCGGCGCCGCTGTCCAGATAATCATCAGGCTGGTTCTTGATGCTGGGGTCCCAGTCCTTCATCTGGTCCCACATGGGGCCGTCCAGCACGTCTACGTGCGCCCACAGCACGCCGGACTTCATGGGCGGTTCCAGGCCATCCAGAATGCGCTCGTTCTTGTTGGTGCCGACCTGCACGTCCTTCACGCCACAATGCAGCCCTTCCTGCTTGAGCGCTTGTTTGAGCAGCTGCGGCACGAATGCCCCGTTGCCGTTGGTCTCCACGTAGACATTGGGGATGTTGAACCGCTCAATGAGCCGGCAGGCCTGGATGACCTGGCCGCCGATGATTTTGGCGTTGCGGTTGTCCGAGAACTCGGCAAACTCGCCCATCAAGCCCTCGCACACGTGCCAGTAGATATTGCCGGCAGCATCGTCCAACATCAGGGAAAACGCGGACGTGTCGCCATTGATCTTGCCCAGGGCGCAGTCCCAATAGGCCCGCGCGCTGACGATCTGGACATTGCCCAGCATCATGCGCACCGAACGATTGGCGCGCTCCATAGTGGGATGAAGCGCGTACGGCCGGATGATAGAGGGGTCCAAGCGGCACTCCTTGATGGGTTTGGCATGCAGTTGGTACTGACTGTCCCAGTAATTCAGCGTGCGGGTCTTCTGTCGGCGCTTTTCAATGTCCTCGCGGGTGAAGCGCTCGGGCCAGGTGCAGCGCGAATAGATATCCAGCACGGCACCCGGCGGCGCGGCAAAGACCACGTGGCCACGCTCGAGGCGGTAATCACGGTCCTGCACCAGCAGGCGGGCGTGCTTGTGGATGCCGACCATGACATACAGACCGTCCGGGCCCGGCCGGAACGGCACCGGGAACGAGGTGCGCGTATCGACCCTGTCTTCGTAGCGGATCGAATCCTCAAAGAGCGGGATGGTCAGCGACGCGGCGCCGGCGGCGATCTGCTCCGGGTAGATGGAATCGTGCGTGTGCGGTGTGCCGATGTAGGTTTCCTGTCCGCCCGGCACCAGAATAAAAGTGGCTTCCTGAATCTTGGCGCGTAGGCTTTCGCGGGCCTCGGCGGTGCGGATGTTCTTGGGCACCTCGACGTCGTCATAATCGATGCTGCGGGCCCGGGCGCTGGTGACGGTCTGATTCACGCCCACAGCGGTCATGCTGGCGTTACGCGGGTCGATGGCACCCGATACCCAGAACATCTGCGCGCCGGGCTTGGTGGGCAGCATGCCGCCGCACAGAGGGTGCCGGCGCAGCACGTTGATTGTATCGCGCGTGAGCTTCTTGGCCAGGGGCCCGTCAGCCGCCCAGATCAGCGATACCCACGTTCCGTCGCAATACAGTTGCCACGCTTTGTAGACCGCGTACAGGGTCGACTTGGCCGCGCCGCGGAACACCTGTAGCACGCGCACCGGGGCATCGCAGTGCTCGAGCCAGTGGCATATCCTGATGTGCAGGTCTGGCACCGTCCAGCCCTGGACCTTGGCCCAGATCAGAAAGAAGGCCAGAAACGAGATCTTCTTGTTCATTGCGCCTTTTTCATGCGCGCCTGCACGGTGGCCAGAATCTTGGCCGCCTCGCGCTCAGCGGCCTGAATGGCGTCTTCCATCTCGGTTTCGTCCTCCGGCGCCCCTTCCGGCGGTACCATCCCGCCTTCGGCCGCGCCGCGCTGAATCATGCCGGTCATGCTCATGGCCTTCATGATGAGCACGGCTGTGCCCGCGGCGTCCTTCTTGCACCATACCCGATCGCCGCGGGTGGCCTTGTCCATGGCGCGTGGCTCGATGCCCACGCCCGGCCAGCCGTCCGGGTCGGCCTCGGATAGGAAGACGTCCATCAGCTTTTCCTGCAGGGCTTGGAGGCGTTCGTATTGGTCTTGGCGCATAATTAAGCTCCAACATTCAAGGGAGAGGTCAATGAAGAGCCATTTTTTTCTGGCTGGCCTGGCCATCGTGGTAGTGACTGCGCCAGTGATGGCGGAAAATCAGCCCGCGAAAACAGCGCTGGAAAATTACATCGCGGAGCGGGATACCCGTATGGATTCCGTCCGGGCATCTGCGACGGCAGTGCGTGAATGCGTTTCGAAAGAAGCCAATGGTCTGTCTTCCGCGCCAGCCACTCCCACGGAAATAGCTCAAG